CTGACTGACCAGCAGTTAAGTTTGTAGGGTTAGCTAGTGTTCTGTTGCCACCAAGTGTAACTGTGTAGTTGTTAGCTAGAGCAAAGTCAGGTGTAATAGTAGCACCATCTGTAAGTGTAGAGATACTACCTCTTTGTGCTGCTGTCCATGATGATGCAGTATCAGGTTTAGCATAGTCTGTGCCAGCTGTAGCTGCAGTAAATGCTGATGTACCATTACCTTTAAGAACACCTGTAAGAGTTGTTGCACCAGATCCACCATTAGCTACTGGTAGTGTACCTGTTACACCTGTAGAAAGAGGTAATCCAGTTGCATTAGTTAAAGTAACAGAGGTTGGAGTACCAAGAATAGGTGTTACTAGAGTAGGACTTGTTGCAAATACAGCTGATCCACTTCCTGTTTCATCTGTCAAAGCAGAGGCTAAATTAGCAGATGAGGGTGTAGCTAAGAATGTTGCAACACCTGTACCTAATCCACTAACACCAGTAGAAATTGGAAGTCCTGTTGCGTTGGTTAATGTTCCAGAAGATGGTGTACCTAAAGCACCTCCACTAACTACATAACTATTAGTATCTAATGTATAAGTGTTAGCAGCTGTTTTTTGTAATAAACCAGATGTACCTGATAAAGCAGCAATTGCTGTTAAATCACCATCTAAAGGTTGATAGGTTGTTGCAGCTGTCGCTGAAGTGAGATAACCTGCTGAAGCATGATTGCCCCAACTATATGCTGTATCCCATTCACTTTGTTTTGTAGTGGTTGGAATTGAATACCCAGCAGTATAACTAAAAGCTAAAGTACCTGAACCTGTCACTGGACTACCTGTGACTGTTAAACCTGTAGGAACGGAAGCACCTACGGATGTCACTGTACCTTGTCCTGGAGTAAATCCTAAAGCTGTAGTTACATCACCTGATGTTAAAGTAACAGCACCTGTTCTTGTATTAAATGAAATAACTGAACCTGATGCAGAGAATGCAGCAGGATTCCATGCAGCACCATCTCTAATCCATAATGAATTAGTTGTGGTGTTCCAATAGATAGCACCAGTTTGTAGTGCATTACCATCGTTATCGACAGTTGGAGCTGAAGCTTTTGGACCTAAATAAATGTCATCAAAGCTATCAAATGAAGCAGCTGCAGCAGCAGCACTATTTGCAGCATTAGTGGCTGAAGTACTTGCATTGGAAGCAGAGGTAGCGGCATTAGAAGCACTTGTAGAAGCGTTAGAAGCAGCTGTACTTGCATTAGAGGCAGATGTTGAAGCAGCAGTTGCATGATATTTAGCTGAATATTCTCCACCAGCTACTGGACCTGAAGTTTTAGTAGCCCAATCATTAGCTAAAATAGCTGAAGCTGTAGCATTTGCTTCACTTGTAGCTGCATTACTTGCAGATGTAGAAGCATTAGATGCTGAAGTAGAAGCATTACCAGCTTGTGTAGTTGCTGTAGAAGCAGAACTTGATGCACTTGATGCTGAACTTGATGCAGCACTTGCACTTGTAGATGCAGCAGATGCACTAGCGGCAGCAGCGGTAGCACTACCAGCGGCAGCAGTTTGACTTGCTAAAGCAGCAGCAGCTGCAGTTGTAGCTACTGTACCAGCACTCGATGCGTCTGTGGTAGCATCACCTGGTCCACCTGGTCCTCTATAAATTGCCATAATTAATCCTTAAAGAGTTTGTTGAATATACCTTTTTTCTTCTCTTTGATTGTCTCTGGCTTCTCTGCTACTTCTTCTTTAACAACTTTCTTCGCAGTTTCCTTCACAACTTCCCAACCTTGACTTGCTAGATATGTTTTTGCTTCTTGAGCATCTACATAAAGAACTTGACCTGTAGCTTTTTCTCTCACTTGCATTTTGATCTCCTTATTATCTTTATGTTCACTCAAAGAATAAACATAAAAATAGCCCCTCTTGCGAAGGGCTAAGTTGCATTAAGCAGGAACTGCTAAAGCAAAACAAGCATTATCACGAAGCTCTTTAACACCATAGAGTGTATCTGCAGTGTATAGAGTACCGAGGTATTCTTGTTTGTATTGTGTTTGTGAACGAACACCTTGTTGCTCAACTAATACAGCAGCGTCTTTATGACCCATTAGGGCAATACGAGCAGCACCAGTTGCAGTGTCAGCATTTGAAGAAACAAATACTGGGATACCATAAAGTGAACCAATTTCACCATTACGGATTGTATTACCGCCACCAACTTCACCTACGAAAGATTGAGCTGTGTATTCGTTAATACCCATTAATGTGTTTCTTGCTGAAGGAGGAATCAAGAAGAAACGACCTTCCATAGGCACATCATTGTCATCTAAGCGTTGTACAGTTCTACGAATACCAGCAGATGTTAATGCAGAAGCATTAGGAGTACCTGAGTTATAAGCAGTTGTACCATCGCCACCAATGTAAGCACCGCTGTATGTTACGCCAGAGCCACCATTGAATGTACGACCTAATTGGATTAATGATGTGTCAACTTGTTTAGCTAAAGCATAACCAGCATCGTCTGTGTAGAAACGACGGAGTGATGATAGAGCTTGTGCTTCTACGATGTCTTCGATTAAGCGTGAATACTCATAGTGTTTGTCAATTGAAACAGCAACATCACCTTCAACAGCTGCTTGAAGAGTAACTTGTGCGTTTGCTGCTTTAATTGCTGCAGTGCCACGAGTAGGTGAAGGAATGTGAACTGTGTCACCTTTCTTACCAACGAATGACATCTTTTTAAATAAATTTGCTGCTACTAAGTTCTTTTTATAAGCCGCAACAATTTCGTCACTCCAAATTTCTGGAATAAAGGTTGCTGCGGAGGTAATGGTTACATGATCTGAGCCTAAAGCCATGATATAAATCCTTTTTTAAAATGTTAAATTACACGATTCTCTCGATAGGCTGCCATAATCTCTTCAGACATAGCATCATAACGATCTGGATCGGTTTGCATAAGTTTAATAATATCGCTACGACGATATTTCTTCTTTGCAACAGATTCAGTAGCTCCTTGACTGCCAACATCTGCAGCTTTTAATTGCTGATCTCGGTCAATTTTGGATGTTTCTGCTACCTTTTTAGTGATGTTTTGCTTTTCAATCCATGTAGAAATAAGTTCTTTAGCAGAATCATAATCATATTGTGTCTCTGCTCTAGCAAATAATTCTGTACGGACTCTTGAACTCTTAATCCAGTCTGCAAATTCAGGTGCACCAACAATTTCTTCTACATTAGGAAACTCACTCTTAATTTGTGAAAGTGTTTGCTCTCTTTTCATGAGCAAAGCAGCTTCTTGAGCTTGTTTAATTGCAGGGTGATTGTCAATTGCCTTCTTTACAGCATTTTTAGGTTCAACAAAAAACTCATCGTCACTAACTGCTGCTTCTTCGTTCTTGGATTCCTTAGCTGTTTGGGTTTTAATAAAGTCATCCACTACTCTTCGTAGTTCACCAACTTCACTGCCTTGACGACCAATGAGCTTTTCAGCTTCTTGGTGCATACTTACAATGTCTTTGAGTGATTTACCACGATACTTTTCAGGGACATCATCTTCAACTGGTTTAGTTTCTACTTTCTCTTCGACTTTAGGTTCCAACTTATCAGTTTTCGCCATCTCGTTGAGACTAGAAGCCTCCAAATCATTTACTAAAACTTCATCTATTAATCCTGCCATATTATTTCTCCTGTGCGTTTAGCATTGTAGGAAAGGACTCAAGCGGCATTCTGCTTGCGTTCTTTAGCCAGCTGTTGTTTACGCTTTTTATCCCAGGCAGCGGCTGCACCTGGAAAGCTTCCTGACCAACCCTCTAAGTTTACTCTAGGTGCACTGATAATTTTATCAGCGTTAGATCCACATTTAGGGCATGGAAGAGTTTGTGTGTATTCCGTCAACTCTTCAAAGTGATTATCACAAGTAGAGCAGTGGAACTCAAACAACTTCTTCATTTTTTAACTCCTCGTAGGTTTGCTCAGACGCTTCTTTAAGCGTTAAGACCCAAGTGAGAATATCTAATTGACCTTTTCGTTTGTGAAACTCCTCAAACGACTCGGTACTGTGTATATTATTGTATGTATCGTAAAGGTTTTGAACATCTTCTATGAAATCTGTCCATCCTTTTGTAGCCATTGTGCTAAATCTAGCTTCATAATAATCTTGCAACTCTCGGTCCATCTATTGCCTTTTTAATAAAAATAGGTTATAATAGTAGTTTATATAACAATTATATCATAGAATTATTGGTTTGTCAAGGGTTTATTATTTGCTTGCATTTGTTTATTGACAATTTCAAGATTTTGGTCCATATCAGCCTCTTTTAGCATTAATTCAGCTATTTTTACTCTTCTATCAAACTCTGCAGCGATTTTATCGTCTTCATTTGGTAGGTTTGTAGAGATAGCAGTCATCAATTTAGCTTGTGTTTCTTGTGGTTTAGTTTGAATATCAACCATATTTTTAGCAGCCATAGTCTTATTGACTTGAACTTCTGACATAGTTTTTTCAACTTTAGCTTGAGCATCTTGCATTTGTAGCTGTGTAGCCATCATTTGCATTTGTTGTTGCTGAGGGTTAGGTTGCATAGCTTGAGCCATTTGTTGTAATAACTCATTCTTATTAGGAAGACTTGAGTTTTTAATTACACCTTGGATTAAGATTGGTGTAATTGGATTGTCACTACCTAATGTTTTAAGAAGGTTAATGATTTGTAGTTGTTCTACTTCTCTTGCTAACATACCAAGTGTTGAAGAAGGAATAAATTTCCAATCTTTTACTGGGAAGTTCTCAGGATCAAATTGCATAAATCTCCAAGCTGCCTTCTCAATGAATGGAATGAGGAATTGATCTTGGAAGTTTACAAGAGTGCGTTTATTTTTCTTGAGGATGCTAGAAAGAGTGACAGAAAGTTCTGCACCTGCTGGTTGTGTTTGCATACCAGCTGAGTCTAGTGTACCTGTCGCTTGTAAAAGCATTTGTTCAAAAGCTTGTGCTGTTTGAATGTTGCCACCATCTGTTTGACCAAACTTAAATGGAGCTAAAATTTCATTAGGATTACCATTTGTTAAAATAGTTTTACCAGGTCTTACTTCAAATTTAGAACCACGAGGAAGTCGTGTAGCATCCATACCCATCATAGGTACAGTTGTAAGGGCTAGTGAGTCAAGATGGCTACGGAGTTGTGCATCAATAGCTTTTTGCATATTGTAGCCCTTCTCTGCAACACCACGACCCCAGAATCTATTTGGCACTGTATCATCTTGGTAAGCAATTACAGGACGATCTTGCATCATGTAAGGACTGCGTTCTGCTTTAAGTAGATACTCATCATTACCAATTACAATGATAGCTTCTACTAAGTCACCATATTCTTCTACAAGTTCTGAAGGTTCTTTATCACCAAAGAGTTCTTCAACTTCATCTTCACCTGCACTGTCTAAAAGTTTAGCTGGTACTAAACCATAGTAACGAATAAGTTTAACTTTGTCATCTTTGTATTCTGTGTCAATCCATGAAGCTTCTAAATCTTTATTAGAAGTAGCATCATCACCTAAACCTGTATCTCGATAGACACCAGCTACCACACCTTCTGCTATTTTATGAGCAGATACAAATTCTTCAATAGCAACACCTAAAGCATCATCAATAGAAGTTGCAGTTGGGTCAATAAGAAAGTTTTGTGGAGAGATTGGTTTGAGAGTTACAGTGACTTTTTCTTTTTCTTCTACACCAATTGCTACTGCATTTACATTTTCCATATTACGAGTAGCAGGGACTAATTCTTTAACTTTTTTAAGAACAAGTTCACCAATACCAGTACCATAGATAGAGGCTAGTAATGTAACATCACCGACTGCCTTACGAAGTTTATTCTTCTTGAAGCATTCTTTCATGTAAGATTTAAGATAGTCAATGTCTTTAGGATCAGTGTCCATCATGTCATCTTGAATATCAAAGAGGTGATCTCCTTGACCAAACACTGCTTCTTCTATATCGGCTGTATGGTTTTCAATGGCTTGTTGAAGAGCAGGGGAAGTAATGCGACTTCTTTCTGAATCTCTTAATCGATCCTCAGCAGCCCACTCACCTCTCCAGAGTCTTTCATACTCTTTCCAGTCTGTAAGATAATTAGTGTCTCGATGGAGTCTCCACTCTTCGACATATTCTAAAACCCAATCAACTAATTTATTTTGTGCCATTTATTTTTCCTTTTAATAGCCTGATACAACATCGATAACTTCAAATTCTTCTTCTTCATAATCTTGGAAATACTCTACAATCTGAATTTGGTCAATATAAGCTAGAGCATCCACCAAGTCATCATGAAGCAAATGATTAGGAAAATTAACAAGCTGATCGATAAACTCATTGTTCCATTCTCCCATGTTAAGAGTTACTTTTCCATGTTCAAATCTACCTTGCAGTGCCCATACAATACGATCAGTTTTCTTTTGGTTTCCATGAGTGACATCATCTATTCTAAAATAGTGATTGTACTTTCTCATTAAGTCCATAAGGTAGGGAAGTGCTGCATTCTTTAAACTACCTTTTTCTATGCCTACAGCAACTGGTTCATACTCCACTACTGCTTTAATAATTTGTTCGCAAGTTTCTTTAATGTCCCAGCGACCATGCTTAATGTCTGCTACCCACCATCCATTTTCATGGACCTTAACAATTGCAATAGCGGTTTCGTCCAGTTTACTATTCTTGTTGCCTGCTTCTTTATCGACATTAATAAAACCAGCCAAGTCAACTGCCATAAAATAACGACCATCACGAGGTTCTTCTTCATCAATCTTTATCCAATCTTCTTTGAATATATCTCTGCTCGCCGCTTCAAAGGAAGCCATAAACTCTTGGCGAAAAGCAAAGCTGGACATAGATTGTTTAGCAGCTTCAATTTCTTTTGCAGGGATTAAGGGGTTATCGTAAGATGAATAATGGAATCCTTTCCACTCCTCATCTTTACCACTCTCTGCGTATTTATATAATTCGTAGAAATGATTTCTACCTTTAGGAGTTCCTATGAACATAGCTCCACCTTGTACATCGGCTAGAGCTGGTCTTAGGATTTGTTCCCAAACATTCGGTTTGATGTCGGCATATTCGTCAATGACTACGAATGCTAAACCCACACCTCGAAGTGTATCTGGTCTATCTGCACCTTTTAAGAATATCTTTCTACCATTCACCAATGTGAGGATGGAGGTGTTCTCATGTGCAGC